TCAGGTTTCCTGTATAATTATACTATGACGATTGAAAAGGGACTTGAGATGTTTAAAGACCTGATAGATTCAAAAGCGATCTACTACTTTGTTGCAGTAGCAGTTTTAGTAGTGGTTTCTCTTGCGATTGATTATTCAAGATTTGAAGAATGTCGTGCTCATGGGTTTTCCATATTCTTTTGTCTGACACTGTAAAGGAAATTATTATGCGTGGTTCGATTCGTATGTTTATTGGGTTTTTCTTGCTGTGGGGTGCTGCTGGTGCCTTGGACTTCCCTGAGAATTCATTGCTAACCTGTGTCTCTATCGCTGTGCTGGGTGCTTTGATCGGTTTGTCTGGCGTCAATGCTATGAGGAAATCACAATGATACAACTAAACTGGCGTCAACTTCTTGAGGAAGCCAAGATGAAAGAACTAAATATGCTTCTAGCCCAAATTGCTGAAGACGAACAGCAAGAGGTTATCGATGCTGAGTATGAATCCTATATGGATAACATGATGGCTCAGTACAACATGATGATGTACGAAGCAAACTCTTACAACAACGATGCAATTTTTTATGGAGAGCAATAATGAGTAGAATGGCTGATCTTGATCTTGAAATTCGTAACATGCTGGACGAAGGTTTGCGTCCCTTTACGATCGCTAGTTTGTTGAAAGTGCCATTGCAGATGGTTTATGATGTAATTGAAAGTGAGACCGAGAATGATTCTCACTATGATGAAAGTATGGATGGTGACTTTGACTCAGCGATGGCTAGTGCTGGTTATGGCACCGATGAAGATTATGGTTATTATGGAGAAGAATAATGAAATATGGTGAATACAATGGAAAGACTTATGATGCTACCCATGGATCTTTCTTTGATCGTGGTGCTGCCGACTCTTACTATCATAGGGGTCGTTACCCTCATCGTGGTGGTGTCGGTGGTGATTCTGGTCCACGAATGTATGCGGTAACTGATGAAGAAATCGAAGCATATCATGCTGGTTACGACTACAACGAACAGTATGGTGACAAGAAGGATTGGGGTTGATATGATTGGATTCAACGAAAATTTTATTAGGAAATGTTTGGAACGTGGTATCTCTGAACGTAACTTAATGATTACTCTTGATCGTGCACGTGGTGTAACTCTGCGTGCGATTGCTGAGGATGAGGGAGTAACTCCCGAAAGAATTCGTCAGATAGAAGCAAATGTGTTGCGTAAAATGAAAAATTTGAAAGGAAATTGATTATGGGTTTAGATATGTATGCTTTCAGCGTCAAAGCAGAAGACGCAATCGGTGACTTTGAGATTCGTCGTGATTCTGAAGGTTCTGTAGATAGCACAGAGATTGCTTACTGGCGTAAGTTCAATGCTCTGCATGGTTGGATGGAAGATCTTTATCGTGCCAAAGGTGGTACCAAAGATTCATTTAACTGTGTGCCTGTTCGTTTGACAGTGGAAGATCTCACCAAACTAACAGACGATGTGTTGAAGAAAAATCTAAAACCACGTGAGGGTTTCTTCTTTGGAGAGCAGAAAATCTATCCAGAGGATATCGAAGAAGTTTATGCCTTTGTGGGTAAAGCACTGGCTGAGATTCGCAATGGTAATGCTGTTTATTATGATTCATGGTGGTGAAATATGTTAACTGAAAATGAAAAAGAAATTATGCTGATTACTCAGGAAGAATGTGCTGAAGTAACTCAGGCGATTAGTAAAATTTTTAGGTTCGGACTTCTTAGCCAACACAATGGACAATCTAATCGACAACGATTAGCCGAAGAAGTCGGTGACCTTATGTGCATGATTGACTTGCTGATTGATACTGATATGATTAGTGAAGCAGAAGTTATGACTGCAAAGAATGAAAAGATGATGAAGTTGCAAACATGGTCTAGCATCTTTAAGGAGACAGTATGATTACTATTAATGGTGTTACCAAACGACAGAAGCGTATGCTGAACATTATGTGGAATCTTGATTCTGAGGAAGATTACTTTGAGTGGTATGATTCTTTGGATGAGGAACTGCAAAAGGAAGCAGAACTGCTGCAACGTCTTATCATTATGGCAGAGTTGGATAATGATATGGAGAAACTTGACACTACTGAAGCACAGGAAGTGTTACAACAATTTATGGTCAAAGGAACTAAATGAAGGCAGATAAGAATTTTCGTCTGAGTAAAACAAGTAAACGCATGCTCGCACTAATGCAATTTAAGAATGAGCATGATCGTGGTGCATTTAAACGTCTCATGATTGATGCCGAACTGGCAAAAGCACAGGCAAGGATTGCAAAATTGAAAGAGAAAGAAAAACAGGATTGACTTGCAAATGAAAATCAAGTATAATATACCTAAACCTAGAAATCTTGTAGCAAAAGATTTGAGGACTCCAAAGTATCGTATGCGTGCTGAGGAATCCAAGGTTAAGTACATCCGACAACCTAAGCACCGAAAGGATACCTATGAAGACGAAAGAGTATGAGTTCTTTAAGGCAGGTCTTCTTAAAAAGATCGTCATTAAAGAACATCAGTATGACTTGATTGAGTTCACTATCTACCAGAAACTAACCGATGAGAATGGTAAAGTAATCATCGATAGTAAGCAAGAATCTTACTTTACCAGTAGAGAATTCAAAGAGTTCTTTACTCCACTTGTTAATGATTTGAAAGAGAGATTTGATAATGACACGACAAACAGTATTCAAGAATGATAAAGAACAAGATGCCTTCAAAGACTGGACACTTGGAGTTCTACACGATGACAAGATCAAAGATCTGTGCGTTACTTTTACCAAGAAAGATGGTAGCGAAAGAGCAATGTATTGCACCCTCGTTGAAGGAAGAATACCTGCAGACCAGACTCCCAAGAACACGAACACCAGTGCCACGTCTACTGGATCCGCAGTACGGGTCTTTGACACAGAAAAACAAGAGTGGAGATCTTTCCGCTGGGACTCAGTAATTAAAGTGGAGTTTACACTATGACAACTTATGAAACAACTCGTGAGGAGTATGTAGCAGTTCTTAAAAATGAAGTAGAAACATTACGTAGGTATTACTACAATCCGCAAGCAGAAGGAACTGGGCATTTCAATACAGCAATTAGTGTATTGGAACATCGTATCAAAGAAATTGAAACAGAGGGAAATAATCATGGGTAAAGTTTTAGTATATGTGGTGATTCTACTTGCTGTAGCAATCATTGCGCCATTCCTAACTATCTGGTCATTGAACACATTGTTCCCTGTACTGGCTATTCCTTACACTCTTGACACTTGGTCTGCTATCATTCTGATCGGCATGTTCCTCAAAGGTAATGTTACGGTGAGGAAATAATGTCTATTACTATCTCATCACCAGAAGATCGTAAAAAGATCAAAGAAGCAGTACAAGAAATCAGTAACTCACTTACACGTATCGAAGCAGAACGTGACTTGATTCGTGAGATCATCAAGGAAGTTTCTGATAATCATCAAATCCCACGCAAGATTTTATCGAAGATCGCAAAGACTTTCCATAAGCAAAATCTTGCGCAGGAAGTTGCCGATCATGAGGACTTCGTTGACCTATATGATACAGTAACGAAATAACCCTACAAATCGCAGGGTTATTAAAATTAGTGCTTTACTTTAATTCAGATTTGCGGTATAATATATTATAACTTGGAGGTTTATACCTATGGCTAATACTGCAAAAAACAAAGCACGTGCTGAAGAAGCAGAACGTATGGTTAAAGGTAGTGAGGTAACACTCACTGCCGATAACTACAAGAGCGACTTCCTGCATGCACTGAATTACTACAATGCAAACCATGATGACAAAGATAAGAAAAAATGGTTTATCAAACACATGTCGAAGCAAGACAAGAAACTTGCTATTGACCTGCTGAAAGTTGATGAATATCATTTTCGTCATGCTGGTATTCTTGCACGTTTGATTGACACTGGCTCAGAACTGCAAGAGAAAGAAACGAACTACCTACAAGAACGCATCGCATTCCTAAAGGAACAAGTCGGTGTGCGTCAGAAATCTCAAATTAAACAAGACAAGAAAGATGATGCTGCTGCAAAGGTAGCAACGAATGTTATCTCTATTCAGGATCGTATGGAAGAGAAAGCGCATGATCTTGCTGGTGAAATCGAAGGTGCTATCGATGACTTTGTTCTCGGTGGTTGCAAGTCTGACTTCTCAACTAAGAATTATCTGCTGAGTAATCAGGTAGCTGGACCGATCGCTAAACGCATCGGTGAGTTCTTTGTTCCTGTTGTTGCCGAGTTGCGTGCTGCATATGATGGCGAAGACGATCAGCTGGTCGAAGGTTATTCAAACTTTACTCGTAGAGAGTTGAAACGATTTATCGACTTCGTTGATGGTATTATCTCCGACTGCAATCAGATGGTTCAGACTGCGAAAGCAAATCGTGCACCACGTAAGCGTAAGGAAGTACCTGCTGCTAAACAAGTAGCGAAGTTAAAGTATCTGCGTGAGTTTGCAGAACTAGGATTGAAGTCTGCATCACCTGCAAGCATTATCGGTTCTACTGAGGTATGGTACTACAACACTAAGTACAAACATCTCGGTGTGTACAAAGGTGACAATGGTGGTACTTTGTCTGTTAAGGGAACTACCATCATCGGTTTCGATATTAAAGAATCAAAGCGTATGACTCTACGCAAACCTGAAGAATTCTTCAAAGGATTGTCGATGGGTAAACGTGCATTGAACAGTGCGATGAAAACACTGAAGACCAAACCTGCTGTGCCGAATGGTCGTTTCAATGAAGAGTGTGTATTGCTGGGAGCATTTTGATGAGAAAATTTGGAATGATTTTTCGTGGGTTGTTAAAAGAAATTATTGTTGGCTATAAGAAGGAACATACAAAATGATACTGGTTGATTATAGCCAAGTTGCTCTAAGCGCAATCCTAACTTTTCAGCGTGAGTTGAAAGGCACTGATTCAGAAGTTAAAAATCTGATTCGCCATGTAACTCTATCCACACTCAAGTCCTACAAGAAGAAGTATGGTAAAGAGTATGGCGAGTTAGTTATGTGTTGCGATGGTCGTAAGTACTGGCGCAGAGAAGTGTTTGAACACTACAAGGCTGGTCGTAAGAAAGCACGTGATAAGTCTGATCTTGATTGGACACTTATCTTCGATACGCTGAATGAGATGCGTCAAGATATCGCTGAGCACTTTCCTTATCGTGTTATTCATGTGGATCGTGCCGAAGCAGATGATATCATTGCAACGATGACTAAGTGGGCACAGACCAACGATTTGGTTATGCAAGGATTGGTTGAGGAACCACAGAAAATTCTGATTCTATCTTCGGATGGTGACTTCAAACAGTTGCAACAACTTGGAGATGTAAAGCAGTGGTCACCGATGCAGAAGAAGTTTGTTACTGGGACTCAGCGAGAGATCATTGAAAAGAAAATCGAGCACATCATCAAAGGTGATGCTGGTGATGGTGTTCCAAACATTCTATCAAAGGACGATGTGTTTGTAACAGGAGAAAGACAGAAACCTGTTAGTGCGAAGCGTCTACAGGAATTTATGGAAAATGGTTTTATTGCTTGTAAGAATGATGAGGAACGACGTAACTGGCAACGCAATGCAACTCTGGTTGACTTTGACTTCATTCCAGAAGATGTTCGTCAGACTATCATTGATACTTACATAAATAATAAACCAAAGGGCGATAAGATGTCTGTGATGAATTACCTTATCCAACATCGCTGTCGATTGTTACTTGATGAGATTGAGGATTTTTGATGACAAAATATTTAACTGAAATGCTTGATGAGATGAATGCTGATAAGGCAAATTTTGCAAAGTATCAGACATGTGCTGCACTGAAGATATTGCTTGACTATGCTTTTGATCCAGAGAAGAAGTTTGTTCTACCTGATGGAGATCCTCCATTCAAACCAGATCCTGGACCACTGGGTATGAGTCCTGCAAATTTGCTTATGGAAGTCAAACGATTTTATGTGTTCTGCAGAAAAGACTTGAAACCGATCAAACGTGAAAGTCTGTTTGTTCAGTTGCTTGAGAACATTCATCCAACTGAAGCCAAACTAATGCTGCATGTGAAGGATCAATCGCTACCGAAGATGTATCCGAAGTTGACACAGAAGGTTTTATTTGATGCTGGGTTTATTGCAACAGAGCCATCGAAGGCGAGTAAAGTTGCAAAAAAGACAGAGACTCAGCCAGCTGGAGTGAGTCCATAGTCCGCAAGACTGTGCCTGAGTCGTGGAGAGCAAGAATCTTGCGGAAACTTAGTGCTTTACTTTAATTCAATATTAGAGTATAATTGTCTTAAGGAGAGTGAAAATGAAAAAAGTTCTTGCAAGTTTAATTGTTAGTTTGAGTATCGCATCACCTGCTATGGCTCATGGTTACAACCATGGTGGTGGCTATGGTGGTTGGGTACCATTCGGTGCAGGTATCGTGATCGGTAACATCCTTACACAACCAAGGTATTACTCACCACCACCTGTGTATGTCTATCCTCAACCACAAGTAATATACCAACAAACACCACCTGTGGTTTATGGAGCACCAGTGCAAGCACCAGTTGTTCCTGCCCCTGGACAAGTTTGCGAGTTGAAGAGTGAGATGATTAATGGTCAGATGGTAACAGGAAACTTCTGCTACTATCGTTAATTTTGTTTTTTATTATGGAGTTTTACTATGCCAAATTGGTGCGATAACAGTGTTCGTCTATCAAATTCAGATAAATCAAAAGTAGATGCATTAGAAGCTGTTCTTCAAAGTGAAGAACAAGATGTATTTCAGCATCTGCGTCCTCGCCCAGAATCTGAGAAAGATAACTGGTATGATTGGAACATTACTAATTGGGGCACCAAATGGGAAATGGGTATAATTGATTGGGAACGATATGATGATAACACTATCTGGATCTCATTTCAATCTGCATGGGCACCACCGATCGCTATCTACGAATACGTTTATAATCTTGGATGGCAAGTAGAAGGTTTGTATCATGAAGGTGGTATGGCTTTCTGTGGTATCTGGAAAGATGGTGATGATGACTACTATGAGTATGAGTCTGATGATCTAGAATCATTGGAAGCATTACCAGATGATCTACAAGAATTTACTGGTTTGATTGACTACTATCATGATCAAGAAGCAGAACGTGAGAGAGAAGCAGAAGAAGAAGCATATGAGGAAACTGTTACTGAATGGTATCCTGTCACTACTAATCCTCACTATGTTGGTTTTTATGAAACGAAGGAAACGAATAATTGGCCATTCTATAAGTTTGCTCATTGGAATGGTAAGAAGTGGACTATCGATGGTAAGAAACCAAAAGATGCGATTGGATTTTGGCGTGGTCTAAAAGAAGATCCAGCTGTTCTTACTGATGAGAATGCTGCAGACATGTTGGAAAACATGATGAAAGATGCTGGTTACGAAAGAGTATGATGCAACTGCAGACGAAACTTAAGATTGAAAATTTCTTCAATCGCATACAACGCAATTTTACATTGATGGAGTGGGCAGTGATGTTTACGGTAATATCAATGTTGATTTGGGAATTTATACTTTGGGTAAAATGATATGACTGATAATGAGATGATTGAGTTGTCAAGAGCAGTTGACAGTGAATTGATGAATTATGCTCAACAGTATAACACAACGGCACTGAGACTAGGTGCTATTGTGTTAGCAAGAGTCATGTTGCTTTGCGATGCTGTTGGATCAGGTGATGACTTCAGAAAGTTATGTTTCGAAGTCAGTGGTGTGAAGAGTCATAAAATTGAGAGTTTACATTGAAACAAAAGTGGATTGATGCATTTATGGATACAGCTGAGAGATTTGCTCAGCTGTCCAGTGCAGTAAGATTGCAGGTAGGTGCGGTAGTTGTAAAAGACAATCGCATCATCTCAATCGGTTATAATGGTACACCATCTGGTTGGGACAATCTCTGCGAAGATCTTGTTCAACTTTCTGATGATACTCTTGTAACAAAAACGAAAGCAGAGGTAATTCATGCTGAAGCGAATGCGATCACTAAGTTGGCAAGATCGAACGAATCTGGTGTTGGTAGTAGTATGTTTATTACTCATGCTCCATGCGTGGATTGTGCCAAACTGATCTACGGAGCAGGTATCAATACTGTCTACTATCGAAATTCATATCGTAACAATGATGGTATTGACTTTTTGCAAAAATGTAACGTAGATGTAAAAAATACTTTACAAAAAACGAAAACTGAAGTATAATTTACCTAAATAAATAACTGGTGTCTGAAAAGACTTTACTTTAATTCAAAGGTGTAGTAAAATTCTACTATGAAAACAAACTGTATATCCGTGTTAAGAAAGCATCTACCACTTAATAGTGGCTGGTCAACAACACG